TGCGTCGTGGTCGATCCGCGTCAGCACGCACAACGCGGAGAGCATCGACGTTACGGCGCTTGGGGCCGACCTGTGAATCCCGGCATCCTGACCAGCGGGTACGCGCCGCCGCCGATGCCGTATGGGTTGCTCGGAACCCCGACGCCGGTGCCGATGGCAGGCATTCGCGACTTTGACCCACGCAGCCTGGCCGGTTGTGTCGCCTGGTGGGACGCCAGCGATTCGACAACTATCACGCTCAACGGCGGAAACGTCAGCGAGTGGCGCGACAAAAGCGCGAATCGCTTTCACCTCACGCAGTCCACGGCGGCGAACCAGCCGCAGTATTCTGCAACAATCAACGGGCGGAATGCGATTACCTATTTCTCTAACTCAACGCATCGCCTTATCAACACATCGCTGACAGTGCCAACGCCGACCGTGTTTGCGGTGTGGCGCGTGCGATCAAATTACAGTATCGCCGGCAACCGTGCACCAATTGTTTTTGATACTCACTCAACTGGTGGCGGAAGGTGTGCGATGGGCTTTCTAGAAAACTCATCGTCTATCGTGGTGTTTGGTCGCGGCGACGGAGGCCCAGGCAACTCAGCAACAGCGATAGGTTCGTTTGGTGCGCCGCTAGTTTCCACAGCCGAATCGCGCGCAGGCTCTGGGAGTTTGTGGGTGAACGGAATGAATAGCGCGAACGCGACAGCCGGACAAAATGGCTTCCTCGGAATCAGCGTTGGCAACCTACGAGGCAATCCAAGCCCACTTGTTACGGGCTACAACTTCGACGGCCAAATCTGTGAACTCATTGTTTACTCGTCCGCGTTGCCTGTGACGCAGCGGCGAGCCGTTGAGCGCTGGCTCGGGTCGCGATGGGGAGCCAATGTGGTATGAGATACTTCCGCTCCCTATTGGCTGTGTACGTTGACATCTGCCGCCAACTGGACGCGGCATATGGCTATCCAAACGCCGAGACAAAAACAGAGCGGGCTCTGCCGCTGGCGACCGATTTACCGTCCGACTCACAGGGGCGAGTCTATCTGGCGATCTCTGCGAACTACTGCGATTTCATCCTACCGTCGCAAATGCTGCCGGCATTGCTCGCCACCGGTGACGTCGAAGAGATCACTGCTGCCGAGTACCAGGCGGCGATTGAGCAGCCCATCCCATGACGCCCCCCACCCCTGCCGCCGTGCTCCTGGCCAACGGCCGCTGCTGCGGACGGCGATGCGTCAACTGCCCGTATACGCCGAGGTGGGCGGCGGGGGCTGTGAACACGAGGTAGCAATGCCGCAACGCATCCCATCCCATAGGCCACTGCGATTGCGTACCGCACCAAGAAGGGATGAGAGCGGTAGACCCAATGCAGCGGCACGAGGGTATTGCGATAAGGCGCACAGACGGTGGAGACAGGCGGTGTTGACTAAGTGTGCATGGCAATGCGTTGACTGTGGGCGAGTGGCCACAGGACGCGAGATGCACGCTGACCATGTGGTGCCCATATCGCAAGGCGGCGCACGCTATGACGTGGCCAACGGCGAAGCACGATGCGTGCGATGCCACAGCAGGAAGACGATACGCGAGTCACCACCACTGCACCGATGGGGGGGTGGAGCGCATCACGGCGCGGCCGGGGGTGGCGAACCACGGTCGTAACCTCGGAAGGCGCGCCCGCATTTTGGCGTAGCGTTTTTCCCGGCGTTTTTGAGGTTTTCTGATGCCACGCGGTCGAAAGCCACAACCGGCCAACGTGAAAAAGCTACTGGGCAACCCAGGCAAGCGGCCGATCCGGCCCGACCTGCCGGCCCCGGCTGGCTCGCCGCCGATGCCGAAGCGTCTGTTGGTGGAACCGCTCGCCGTGGAGAAGTGGGAGGAGCTCGTGCCGATCCTGTTGGGCCTCGGCACGCTCACGACCGCCGATGGCGAAGCGTTGGCGACTTTGTGCGAGGTGTACGCTGCGACGCAGGCGTGCCTGATGGAACTGCGGGCCAGTGGGCCGGTGATGCACACCGACTTAGGTGGCGTCAAACCCAATCCAGCCGGCCCGTTATATCGCGGATTAGTGAGCCTGCAGGCGTCGCTAATGGGCGAGTTTGGGCTGACCCCTACAAGCAGGGTGCGACTTGGCGGCAAGGAAGAAAAGCCGAGCGACGAAGTCGAAGAGTTCTTCAAGCTCCACGGGGCCTGATCTCTGCAAAGAGGGCCAGGCCAAGTACGAGCGGGTGGTGTATTTCTTCGAGAAGATCCTGCGCCACAGCAAGGGGCAGAACGCCGGCAAGCCGTTCACACTCCTGCCGTGGCAGCATCGCGTGATGCGTGAGTTGTTCGGGCGGCTGCACCCAGACGGCACGCGGCAGCATCGCGTTGGGTACATCGAGCTGCCGAAGAAACAAGGAAAGAGTACGACGCTCGCGGGCATCGCTTTGTATATGACCGCATTCGACTCCGAGCCTGGTGCCGAAGTCTATGGCGCAGCGTGCGACCGTGAGCAGGCTGGCATCATCTACCGGGAAGCGGCGTCGATGGTGCGGGCCTCGCCTGCGTTGTCGAAGCATCTCGAGGTGATCGACAGCCGGAAGACCATCGTCCACAAGGCGAGCAATTCGTTCTACCGGGTTCTCAGTGCAGATGCGTTCCGTGCCGAAGGGCTGAATATCCACGCCCTGCTCTTTGACGAGTTGCACGCCCAGCGGGACCGCCGACTGTGGGATGCCCTGCGGTACGGCGGTGCGGCTCGCCGGCAGCCGCTGCTGCTGTCGATCACGACGGCAGGCTACGACCGCAAGAGCATCTGCTGGGAGCAGCACGCATACGCCGAGCGGTGCATTGCCGATCCCACGGTTGACCCGGCGTTCTTTGGCTGCATCTACGCCGCGTCGCCAGAGAACGATTGGAAGGACCGCGAGACGTGGCACAAGGCCAACCCGTCGCTGGGCGAGACGATCACGGTGGAGTCATTCGCCGCCGATGCCCGCGAGGCCGAGCAGTCGCCGTCGAAACTCAATTCATTCCTGCGATACCGGCTCAACGTCTGGACCACGCAAGACGTGCGGTGGCTGTCGCCTGACAACTGGGCGAAGTGCGGCAAGCCGCTGGCCGGCGACCTGGAGCAGCGGGAGTGGTACGCCGGGCTGGACTTGGCGTCCACGTATGACCTGTCCGCCTTCGTGATGGTGAGCCAGGCCGAGGACGGCACCTTCGACGTTCTGCCGTTTTTCTGGGTGCCCGAAATGAACGCTGCCGAGCGGACGCAGCGGGACAAGGTGGACTACATCGGCTGGATTCGGGACGGCTACATCAGGGTCACGGATGGCAACTGCACCGACTACGACGTGATCCGGCGAGACATCGTGGAACTATCGCAGAAGTTCAACATCCGGCAGGTGGGAATCGACCGCTGGAACGCCACACAGCTTGCCACGCAACTGCAAGGGGAAGGCGTGAATGTGACAGGCTTTGGACAGGGCTACGGCTCCATGAGCAGCCCGAGTAAGCAACTGGAGAACCTCGTGCTGTCGGAAAAGATCCGCCACGCGAATCATCCGGTGCTGTCGTGGATGGCTGGCAACGTGGCAGTGCAGACCGACCACCAGGGCAACATCAAGCCGAGTAAGGCGAAGAGCACGGAACGCATCGACGGCATTGTTTCGCTCGTGATGGGAATTGGCCTGCACGCCGTGGCGACCGCCAAGCCAGCCGAACAATCCTGGGACATCATCACGCTATGAGCGACACAGCCGCCAACGACTACCGGATGCACGAGCTTCGCGGCATCGACTGGCCCGAGGTTTCGCCGAGCCGCACGCCGTCTGGCATTCGCGTCAACGCCGACAACTCGATGGCGTGCTCGGCGTATACGGCCTGCATCCGCGTGATCTCTGACGCCGTGTCGGCCCTGCCGCTGCACGTGTTCGAGCGGATGGCGAACGGTGGCAAGCAGAAGGCCACGAGCCACCCGGTCTATCGGCTCTTGCACCAGCAGCCGAATCCGTGGCAGACGGCGCAGGAGTTCCGCGATTGGATGACCGGCATGTACCTGCACTATGGTGCGTCCTACGCCGAGATCCGCCCGGGCTCGCGTGGTGCCGTGTCGGAACTGTGGCCGCTGCATTCGTCTCGGATGGAAGTGGAGCGGCTGGAGAATGGCCGCCTGCGGTATCTCTACCGCGAGCCGAATGGTCGCCAGACGCCCTACGCGCAGGAGCAGATTTTCTGCCTGCGGTTCACGACCGAGGACGGCATCAAGCCGATCCCAACCTATAAGATTTTCCAGAACGCCATCGGGCTGGCCCAGGCGCTGGAGGCCCACGGGTCCACGTACTTCGGCAACGGTGCCCGGCCGGGCATCGTGCTGGAGAGCGACAACCCGATTCCGATTGAGGCGGCCGAGCGTCTGCGCGAGCAGTGGGAGCGGATGCACCGGGGGCCGGATCGAGCACACCGCACGGCGGTGTTGCCGAATGGCGTGAAGGCTCACGAGCTCAGCGGCAGCAACGAGGCGGCGCAGTTCCTTGAGACGCGGCAGTATCAGGTCATCGAAATTTGCCGTGCGTTTCGCGTT